ATGGCAACGAAGACCGCGCCTGAGCGGATCTGGATGCACGAGCAACGCGGAGCGTGCGTCGACGCGGGCGACGGCGAGCTGCGCCCGATCGGCCACGACGGCGCGCCGGTCGAGTACGTCCGCGCGGACCGGGTGGCCGAATACCGGAAGGCGAACCAGGTCCTCGTCGTGCTCATCTGGTTGATCCCGCTCGCCGCCGCGCTCAACGGCCAGCTCCACTGGAGCTTCGGGGTGCTCGCCTCCCTCGCGATCGCAATCCAGCTGCCGCGCATCGCCGAGACGAGCAGGCGCATCGCCTCCGCGGCGGGGCACAAGGAGGGCGGTTCCGATGCCGACCGGTGAAGAGGTCCACGCCGCACTGACGCGAGCTGACAGCGTCCTGTCGCTCATCGCACACCGGCACCGCGGAGACATCCCCGAGGACATCCGGCGTGAGGCCGATGCGGCCTCGGGCCAGTGCCGCCAACTCTGCAACGCGTTCGAGCGGGCCACCGAGCAGCGACACCAAGCAGCAGAACACGGAGACGGAGCGATGAGCGCCTGGCACGCCTGGGTCCGCGGGGAGTGCGCCGCGCAGGGCGTCTACGTCGACCACCTGACTGGCCTCGCGATCGACGACGTCGTGCGCCTGGCGGGCGGCTATCCGGAGGCCGTCAGCGTGCTCACCGACGAGCCGCGTCTGCCGGGGGTCGTCCTGCGTGCCGGTGAGCGCCTGACCTTGGAGGCCGCGCGCCTGGCCGGCTATCCGGTCTCGGGACGGCTGCTGCCGTTCCCCGCACCTCGGGCGAAGGACGGTGACGAAGGATGATGACGCTCCTCGAGCAGGTCACTGCGGTCCTCGACGAAGGGGATGCCGGCCGCCCCGAGCACACGCCGGTGCGCCGTGTCGCCGAGCTGGTGGTCGACCGCGACGAGGCGCGTGCCGAGGTCGATCGGCTGCGGGCGGCGCTGGAGCTCATCGCGGCGGTCGATCCATATTCGATGGACCCGAACCCCGACATGTCGCGGGAGGCCCAGAACTGGGCGACCCTCAACGGCGTCGTCACGTGGGCCCGGCAAGCACTCTCGGCCCCCGTCGATCGGGCCTCGCAGAACGACATCGACAACCCGGAGAACGGATGACCAGCACCGACCTCTCCCCCATCGCCATCGCGCCGCACCTGCGTTCGATGGGCTGGGCCGAGCTCGACCAGCTCGCAGGACAGATTCTCAGCCGCATGTCCCTCGTGGCCGAGGGCACGGCCGCATCGCTCCAGGGCCGCGTCTCTTCGGGCAAGCCCTGCTCGATGGCGCCACACGGAGAGCAGTCGCTGCACGACCGCCACCGCGAGGCGATCGCCGCCGCCTCGCAGCATGACCTGCAGGCGCACTACGCCGCACAGGCTGCCGGCGAGGAGCCGCCCGCCCCGTCGCGGTACCGCCAAGCGATCTTCCGCGCCGCGATCGAGCTGCGGAACCAGACGCATCGGCCCGACCAGACCCCTCACGACCTCGATCCCGAGGACACCAGCGTCGAGCGGACGGACTGGATCATCGCCTCCTACGAAGGGCTCGAGGCGCACGACGCGGCCGCGTTGGAGTCCGCAAGGGCCGGCTGGGTGAGCTCGGAGGCCATCCGAAAGGTGCGCCACCGCAACGGCCGCCACCGGGCCACAGGCCGCCCGAAGCCCTCGGCGCCCGCCGAGATCCGCGAGGCCATCACGACCGCCTACCGCGTCGACCCCACTCGCTCCCTCCGCGACATCGCCGCCGAGCTCGACCTCGGCAAGGACCTCGTCCGACGGATCATCGCCGAGCTGGAGGCGCCGGATCAGGGCGCCCGCGCGGCCTAGACGACGAGTTCTCGGGCGCGGGTTGCTATCCCGCCGGTGTCTGTGCGACACTTCTGCCGACGGAGGAACTACGCCCTCCGTCAGATCGGGCGCCGACATCGGCGCCCGAGGTGTTTCCGGGGCGCGCCGTCGCCCGAGCGCTCAGCAGCGCCGCGACGGCCCTCGGGAGGGCGGTTTTTTCTGCTGGGGGGGTCTCCATGCCACCCCGCAGTCGCGCTTTCTCTCCCCGGGCGATCTGACACCGAAAACGCTTCTCCCCTGGCCCGAAAGGGCTTCTCCCCGTGTCCTCGGTCTACCGCTACGGCCCTGCGCACCGCCGGCTCCGCCGCATCGTCGCGCGGTCGGTCGCTGCTGGCTCCGCGACCTGCGCGCGGTGCCACCAGCCGATCCGGCCGGACGAGAAGTGGGACCTCGGGCACGACGACCGTGACCGGTCGCGGTACTCGGGGCCGGAGCACCAGAGCTGCAACCGCCGGACCTTGGCGCACGCACGCGAGGCTGCCGGCCCGCGAGCGTCGAGGGTCTGGTGAGCGGGCGCCGGCGCCGCGCGCCGAAGTGTCCGTACGAGCTCGGCGACGCCGGCACCGCCTGGTGGACGTGGGCGTGGAAGACGCCGGCCTCCAAGCACTGGGACGACGGGGTGCTCTACACCGTCGCTCGCCGCGCGCAACTCGAGGACGAGCGTGCCGCGATCGACTTCGCCGCAGAGGCGCCTGACCTCCTGGAAGGGCTCCTCGTCGCCGCGCCGGTCGAGGCGATCGAGCGAGTGCGCTGGGCGCTCCAGCGACTCGCCGCCTCGGCCACCTCTTCGACCAGCCAGTCCCGAGAGATGCGCGAGCTGGAGAACCAGCTCGGCCTCAGCGCCAAGGCCGCGAAGGCCCTCGGCTGGAACGAAGACGACTCTCCGAACCCGAAGCCGAAGACCACTGGCGTTGACGACATCGCGAGGAAGCGCGCCGAGCGTCGTCGGGCATCAAGAGCCGCGGGTTCTGTGGGTCCCTGACTACGTCTCCTCCGCCGGCACCGAGGCGATCGAGCTCGCTCGGATGGCCGGCTTGGAGCCGGACCCGTGGCAGGAGGCGATGACCCACCACGCCCTCGGTGAACGCGCCGACGGCAAGTGGGCGGCCTTCGAGATCGGGATGGTCGTCGCCCGACAGAACGGCAAGGGCGGCTTCCTCGAGATCCGCGAGCTCGCCGGGCTCTTCCTCCTGGAGGAGCGGCTGATCGTCCACTCCGCGCACCAGTTCGACACGTCGCTCGAGGCGTTCAACCGGCTGCTCTTCCTGATCGAGAACTGCCCCGACCTGTCCCGCCGCGTCAAGCGCGTCTCTCGCTCCCACGGCGAAGAGGGCATCGAGCTGAAGACCGGTCAGCGCATCCGCTTCCGGACGCGCACCAAGGGCGGCGGCCGAGGCTTCAGCGGCGACCTCCTCGTCCTCGACGAGGCGATGATCCTGCCGGAGACCGCCTACGCCGCGCTGCTGCCGACGCTGTCGGCGCGCCCGAACCCGCAGGTGATCCTTACCGGGTCGGCCGTCGACCAGGAGGTCCACGAGCACGGCACCGTCTTCACGCGCGTCCGGGCACGCGGCCACGCCGGCGGCGATCAGCGGCTCATGTTCGCGGAGTGGTCGCCCGACATCGACCGCCCCGACGAGGTCACCCCCTCGCAGGCCAGCGACCCGGAGCTGTGGGCGCAGGCCAACCCGGGTCTCGGCATCCGGATCATGAGCGAGACGGTCGCCAACGAGCAGCGCAGCCTCGACCCGCGCAGCTTCGCTGTCGAGCGGCTGTCCGTCGGCGACTGGCCGGACCTCGACGCCGAGGACAGCAACGGCATCACCCGCAACGAGTGGACCGGCTGCGAGGACCCCAACTCGATCCTCAAGGACCCGATCCGCCTTGCGTTCGACGTCCGGCCTGACCGCAGCCGCAGCGCGATCGGCGCCGCCGGGGTCAACCAGGACGGCACGCCACACGTCGAAGTCGTTGAGCACCGACCGGGCACCGCCTGGCTCGCCGCTCGCGCGAAGGACCTCCAGACCAAGCACAACGCCGGCCCGGTAGTGCTCGCCGCCGGCTCGCCCGCCGCGTCGCTGAAGACCGCGCTGGAGAACGCGGGCGTCGCCTTCGAGGAGCTCTCGCCGGCCGAGTTCGGCCAGGCGTGCGGCGAGTTCCTCGACGTCGTGAAGGAGAGCCGCCTGAAGCACATCGGCCAGGGCGAGCTCCAGGCCGCAGCGCTCGGCGGGAAGCTCCGCAACTCCGGTGACTCCCTCGTCTGGTCGCGCCGCACCTCGACCGTCGACATCTCCCCGCTCGTGGCCGTGACCCTCGCCCACCACGTCGCGCAGAAGGGCTCGACACGGTCGACCTACGAAGACCGGGATCTCCTCGTTCTCTCCTGATGACTCCCCAGGCCTGGACCATTGTCGCCCTGACCTGCCTCGTCCTCGGCGCGCTCGCGCTCGCGGTCGGCGCGGCGCTCGTGTACCTGCCCGCCGGCATCGTGACGTGCGGCATCTGCTCGCTCGCGTTCGGCGTCACCGCGCTGCGCGAGCTCTCGAGCGACGGCGGTGACGAGTGACCATCCTGCGCGGCGTCATCCGCGGCGGCGAGCAGCGCGGACGCGCGCTCGGTGACGGGAACGACCTGCAGGTACTGGGGGCCCGGACGCCGGGGGCGGCCCGCATCGGCGACGAGAAGGCGATGACGATCCCGGCGTTCTACGCCGGCGTGACGCTCATCGCCGAGCTCGCCGGCATGGTGCCGCTCGAGCTGCGGCGTCGGAAGGACGGCGTCGTCAGCGTCGACCTCGAGTCCCGTCTCGCGCCGATCCTGTCGGGCCAGATGAACCCGGAGCAGAGTTCCGGCGACGTCGTCGAGTGGTCCGCCGCCTCGCTGCTCCTGGACGGCAACGCCTACCTCTGGCGGCTCCGGACGCCCGACGGACGGTTCAACGGGTACCTGCCGCTGAACCCCGCCCGTGTCCAGCCACTGCGGGTCAAGAAGCAGAAGGTCTTCCTCGTCTCCCAGGACCTCGACGCCCAGGACGACATCGCCGGGACGACCCGCGACATCCTGCACATCCGCGGCGTCGGGATGGGCGGCCTCAGGGCGTGGTCGCCGGTCACCCAGGTGCGTGACCTGCTGCGCCGCTCCGACGGCGAGGCCCGCTATCAGCAGTCGATGCTGGAGAAGGGAGTCCGCCCCTCAGGCGTCCTCCTCTCGAAGAAGTCCCTGTCGCCCGAGGCCGAGGAGCGGCTGCGCAAGCGGTGGCAGGCCGCGTTCGGCGGGTCCCACAACGCTGGCGCGACGCCGGTCCTGGAGGAGGACCTCACGTGGCAGCAGCTGTCGCTGTCGGCCGCCGACGCGCAGTTCCTGCAGCAGCGGCAGTTCACCCGCCAGGAGATCGCGATGATCCTCCGCCTCCCGGCGGGGACGCTGCTGGCCAGCGAGGGCGGCACGAACCACTACAGCTCGGCCGCGATGGACCTGCAGTACCTCGGCCAGTACTCGATCGCGCCGCGAACCAACCGCATCCAGCGCGCGATCGCCAACGACCCGGAGATCCCGTGGCAGTCCGCTGCCGGGCCCGGGGCGACGCTCTTCCCGTACTTCAACCTCGACGCGCTGTCCGAGGCTGATCCGACGAACCGCTTCCGCAACTACCAGCTCGCGAGCTGGTGGAGCACGCAGAACGAGATCCGGGCGTACGAGGGTCGCGGTCCCATCAAGGGCGGCGACACCCTGCCGCCGCGCGAGGTCGTGAAGACCCCCGCGGCGCCGACCAGCCAGGAGCCCCCGGAGTGATGACCCGCACCAGCACGATGGAGATGCGCGCGCTGCCGACCGCAGCGGCGGACATGCGCTCCCGCGAGGCCAGCGGCGAGCACGACGTTCGCAGCGCGACGCTCGCCAACGCCTACGTCACCCGCGACGCGGACGGCACCATCCGAGCTGGCGGCACCGCGATCGTCTTCGACAGCCCGTCCGTGGACATGGGCGGCTGGTACGAGGTCATCAAGCGCGGCTCCGTCCGCAAGCTCCTCGGCACGAAGCCCGACATCCGGCTGCTCTTCAACCACGACGGGCTGCCGCTCGGCCGCACCGTCAGCAGCACGCTCGAGGTCGTCGAGACGACCCGCGGCGTCGACTGGGAGGCCACCTTCCCCGGTACGCATCTCGCGCGCGACGTCGCCGAGCTGCTCGAGCGCGGCGACCTGTCGCAGATGTCGTTCCGGTTCCGCGTCGCCCGGGGCGGCGCCACCTGGACCGAAGAGGAAGACGGGCGCGAGCGACGCGACGTCTTCGAGATCGCCGAGCTTCCGGAGATCTCCATCGTGACCTTTCCGGCCTACCCGGCCACGACCGCGGGGCTCCGTCAGGACCCCGCGACCACCACCGACCACGGCGCCAGCGCCGGGGAGCAGCAGGACAACGGCGAGGGGCGCGAGGCCCCGACCGACGCCGAGGTCCAGGGCACCCCGGACGCCTCGCGTGCCGCCGAGGTCGATGCCGACGAGGGGGCGGCCGCAGACGCGGCAGCAGCGAATCGACGGCTCGCCGAAGCCCGCAGCGTCCTCGCTGCGCGGCGACTGACCAGCCTCCGCCCCTAGGAGAACCCATGCCGTCCCTGTCCACCACCCGCCTCTCTGACCTCCGCGAGGAGCGTCACAACCTGTACGCGCAGATGCGCTCGCAGGTCGACGACGAGTCCCGCGACGGGATGTCGGAGGACGACCTCGAGAAGTTCAACAAGCGTGGCGACCGGCTCAACGAGCTCGACCGCGAGATCCGCAACCGCGAGCTCCTCCACGACCTCGAGGCGCGCAGCGACGCCGAGGCCGCCGCCGACCTTGAGCGGCAGACCGCCGTCGAGGCCCGGGCCGCCGAGTCGACGATCGCGGAGCTCCGCTCCGCCTCCGAGTACCGCGACGCCTTCAACGCGCTGATGCGCGGCGGCGAGCTCGACGCGGAGCAGCGCTCGACGCTGAACACCCTCTCCGACGCCGACGGCGGGTTCGCCGTGCCGGAGGAGTGGACCGCCCTGCGCGAGACGCTGCAGGAGACCGCCGTCGTGCGGGCCCGGTCCGAGGTCATCACCACCAGCGGCGGCGGCCCGCTGCACATCCCGATCGTCGAGGCCGACGCCGCGGAGCCCGGGATCGTGGCCGAGCAGGCGCCGATCCCCGACGACGCGGAGGAGTTCGACGAGGTCGTGCTCGGCTCCTACAAGGTCTCCCAGATCGTCAAGGCGTCCGAGGAGTTCGTGCAGGACTCGCTGTTCGACGTCGCGGGCTTCGTCGGTCGCCGCCTCGGCTTCCGCCTCGGCATCAAGGCCGACAAGTTCTACACCGTCGGTACCGGCACGAACCAGCCGCAGGGGATCTTCCCCGGCGCCACGGTCGGCGTGAGCAACGCGACCGCGGTCGGGTACGACCAGCTGATCGACCTCTACCACTCCGTCCCGGCGCCCTACCGCGGCCCGGACCTGGCGTTCTACATGAACGACCTCACGATCGCCGCGCTGCGCAAGCTCAAGGACACGACCGGCCGGCCGCTGTGGGAGCCGTCGCTGCAGATCGGCGAGCCGCCGCGCATCATCGGCGTCCCGACCGTCGCCTCGCAGTTCGCTCCGGCGATGGGCGCGGGCGCCCGCTCGGTCGTGTGCGCGAACCTGAAGATCGGCTACGCGATCCGCGACGTCCTCGGCGTCTCGATCAAGTACCTCGACCAGCTGTACGCCGGCAACGACCAGGTCGGCTGGAAGGGCAAGCTGCGCACCGACGGCAAGGTCGTCGACGGCAACGCCGTCAAGGCGCTGGTCCAGGCCGCCTGAGCCACGCCCGATGCTCGCCGCCGTCCGGGGCGGCGAGCCCGTTCTTCCTACCTGTCCCTGACGAGGAGCATTCCGCATGCCCAAGGTGAAGCTGCTGTCCGGCGCGATCGTCGGCAGCGAGGTCCGCGACGCGGGCTACGTGTTCGAGGTGACCGGCGACCAGGCCGAGAAGCTGATCGCCGACGGCCAGGCCGAGCTCGTCCGCTCGACGCAGGGCAAGGGCCGCCGCGGCACGGAGACCGCGGACGCCTGATGCTTGTCGCGGCCAACCAGCCGCAGAGCGTGGGGCTCACCGTGCGCAACGCCGCCGGCGAGCCCCACTCCGCCGACACGACCCCGACCGCGATGTCGTCCCTGAACGGCGGCGCCGCGGTCTCGTGCACCGTCGCGTCCACGAGCACGGTCGGCGAGTACGCCGCAGCGGTCCCGGCCGCGCACCTCGACGACCTCGGCGAGGTCGTCGTGTCGTGGACCTGGAGCGTCGGCGGCGACGGCCCGTACAAGGACCAGACGCGGCTGATGGTCACGACCCGGCCGGTCTGCACCCTCGACGACCTCGCGGCGCTCCCGGGCGACCGGTCCACGGAGGTCACGAGCAAGACGCCACGCCGGCGGCTGCTGGCGATCAGCGCCGCGACCACCGCGATCGAGGGGGTCACGAACCGCACGTTCAGCCCGCGGCGCCGCCGCGAGCGGCTCGAGCCGGGCTGCCGGATGCTCGTCGCCGACCACCCGACCGAGATCCTGTCGGCCACCCAGGACGGCGAGCCGCTGGACCTCGACGGGACCTCCGTCGACTCCGTCAGCGGGGCGCTGCACATCCCGTCGCGCAGCCTCGGCCAGCCGGTCGAGGTCGACTTCATCCACGGGTCGCCGTGGCCGCCGGAGGACGCCGTCCGGGCGGTCGCGATCCTCGCCCAGTCGATGGTGCTGGACGGCCCGTGGGACGACCGCGGGTTCGCCGTCGGCGACGACGCCGGCACCGTCCGGCTGCTCACGGCCGGCGTCGGCCGCACGATGTTCTCGATCCCCGAGGTGCAGGCGTTCGTGAGCCGCACCCGGGTCCCGGTGATCGCGTGAGCCTCCCCGTCGCCGAGCAGGCCGCCGATGCGTTCCTGGAGCTCGCGCAGGCGCAGCTGCAGGACATCGAGATCTTCCCCGGGCCGCCGGCCGGCCCTGCGCCGGAGCGCCAGGTGCTGTGGATCGAGGAGAGCGAGTCGGAGTACGAGTGGCGCACGCTCGGCGTGCACCCCGGCAACCGGTCGGAGGCGACGAAGCTGACGGTCCACCTCGCCGTCTACCGGCAGGCCGAGAGCCACCGCGCCGCCCAGGCCGCCGCGCGCGCCGCGGCCGCCGAGTTCGAGGAGCAGATCGAGCAGCACGTCCTCGGCGACACCTGCGACCTCGGCGGCGTCGTCACCGACGCGCGCGTCTCGAAGGCCACCCGCACCTGGACCGCCGACGCCGACGGGTGGACGCGCCACGTCGTGCTCGAGATCACCGCGAACAACTACCCCGGCTAGGAGCCCCCGTGAGCACCACCGACACGAAGACCGTCACCTACTCCGGCCCGCACCGCTCGGTGCTCGTCGCCGGCCATCCCGACCCGATCAAGGCCGGGGAGCCCACCGCGGTCCCGGCCGAGCTCGCCGAGTCGCTCACCGGCCAGCCCGGCTGGGAGACCGGCGACGCCCCGCCGCCCGCCCCGGAGCCCGACCCCGCGCCGCAGCCCGACGACGTCGACGACCCCGTCGATCCGCCGGCCACCCCGTCGCGGCGCCGCTGACCTTCTCCACCTGCCGGCGATCCGGGCCGCCGAGCACGTCCACCACCCCACCCCGCACAGGAGTTCCCGATCACCATGGCCATCGCTTCCGGCCTCGGCGGACAGCTCGGCATCGCCACCGAGACCACGCCGGGCACCTTCGTCACCCCCGCGTCGTTCCTGAAGTTCCTCGAGGAGAGCCTCGAGACCAAGCTCGACTACTCCAAGGTCCCGGCGATCGCCGCCGGCATGGCCGCCCAGGACGACGGGCTGCACGTCCAGACGACCCGCCACGTCGAGGGCGCGATCCAGCCCGTCCCGCTGTCCGCGGGCTTCGGGAAGATCCTGAACCTCCTCGCCCCGGGCACGATCGCGCCGGTCGGCGCGGGCGCGGCGAAGACCTACACGTTCCCGATCGGCGCGGTGCCGCCCGACGGCAAGTCCGTCTCGCTGCAGGTCGGCGTCCCCGGCACCGACGGCACCGTCCGCGCGAAGAGCGTCACGGGGGCGGTGATCGAGTCGATCACGTTCGCGATGGAGCGCGGCGGCACCCTCACGTGCACCGCGAACATCTGGGGCTCCGACCTGGTCACGACCGAGACGCTGGCGGTCGCCACCTACCCGGCCGGAACCGAGGCGTTCGGGTTCCTGCAGTCCCAGCTGCAGATCGACGACGCCGCCGTCGGGTCGTGCGTGCGGTCGTTCACGATCACCTACACCTTCCCGAAGGCCAACGACCGGTACTGCATGAACGGGTCCGGCACCGGGCTGGTGCCGATCACCAACGGCCTCATCACCGTCACCGGCTCCTACGTCCTGGAGTTCTCGGGAGGCTGGACGCAGTACAACGCCTTCCGCAACGCGACCCGCCGCAAGCTCACGGTCTCCTGCCTCGGCCGGACCGAGATCGAGACCGGCGTCAAGCCCGAGATCGCGTTCGAGGTGCCGAAGATGGTCGTCATCGACAACGGCACGCCGTTCGTGTCCGGCCCCGACCTCGTGACCACGACCGCATCGTTCGAGGGCGTCACGACCCCGGGGACGGCGCTCTCGACGATCAAGTACGTCACCTCCGACACGGCGCTCTGATGGCCAGGCCCTCCACCCACGTGGAGGGCCTGGAGCAGCTGCGCCGCGACCTGCGCGGCCTGTCGAAGGAGGCAGGCCGCGAGTTCGACCGCGAGGCGCGGAAGCTCGCCGTCGAGGTCCGCAACGACGCGCGCGGCAGCACGCCGAGCATCACCGGCGAGACCCGCAACTCCGTCCGGGTGTCGTCGACCTTCCGCGGCATCGCGGTCCAGTCCTCCAAGCCGTGGTTCGGCCAGATCGAGTACGGCGCGAAGGTGTGGCTGCGCCGCGGCCTCCCCTACGCCGCTGGCCCCAGCCGCGGCAGCCGGAACGTCGGCAGCCTGCCGGTCCGCCAGGTCCCCGCGCCGCCGGGCCGCAACGGCCAGACGCGGGTCGTCAACGAGGCGCAGTACCTCATCCGTCGTCAGCGGCCGATCGGCTCGGCCGCTGACCGCGCGGGCCCCGAGCTGCAGCGGCAGGCCGAGCAGATGCTCGCCCGGCTGCAGCGCAAGTGGCGCCTCTCCTGAGCTTGCCCTTCGGGGCTCCCATCGTGCGGCCGGGCCCATCGCCCGGACCAGGGCCCGGCCGCACGCTTCGCCCTCGGTCCGGGCACCTCCATCCACCCCTGTCCGGGAGGGACACCCATGTCCGACGCCACCACGCCGTCGACCCTGTTCACGGTCACGCTCCGCAACGAGCGGTACGAGATCGACATCACGAAGCTCACCGGCCACGACCGCCGCGACGCCAAGCGGCTGCTCGAGGTCCAGACCTTCTCGATCGCCGATCTGCTGAGCGACGAGATCGGGGTCTACGTGCTGGCCTTCCTCGCCGCGCGGAAGACGAACCCGACCCTGCGGTTCGAGCAGGTCCTCGACCTCACCGGCGACGAGCTCCAGGTCGAGCTCGTCGAGACCGCGGACGGCGACGACCCTTTCGGCGACTCGCCGCCGAAGGCCTCCAAGGCGAAGCGCTCCTCGAGCGCGTCGTCCACGGCGGACTGATCGACCCCCGAGCCCTGTGGGCCCCCGCGATCGCGGAGGCCTACGGGCTCCTCCCGTGGCACATGGGCGACCTGCACGCCCACGAGCTCCTCGCGGTGCTGACCGACCACGCCGCCCGCCGCCAGCGGGCTGCGGCCCCCTCCTCCTGATGCACTCCCCGAAGAGCCCTGATCGCTGATGACCCGCCAGGTCAAGGTCGTCATCGTCGGCGACACGGCCCAGCTGGAAGCCTCGCTGCGACGCGCGGACACCAGCCTGGACCGCGTCGGCAAGTCCGCGCAGCGGATGCAGCGGCTCCTGCTGGGCGCGCTGGCCGGCGGCGCCGCGCTGCGCGGCGTCCAGGCCGTCGTCGCGACCTACACGAACTTCGACACCGCGCTGCGCGAGGTCGGGGCCGTCGCCGACGTCTCGGGAGCCAAGCTCGACCAGCTCGGCAAGATCGCCCGCGCGGCAGGGCTGAGCACCGGCGTCGGCGCGACCGAAGCCACGAAGGCGATGGGCGAGCTCGCGAAGGCGGGCATCAGCGCCGCCGACATCGGGCCCGCGCTGAAGGGCACCCTCGCGCTCGCACAGGCCGGCGGCCTCGCGACCGCCGACGCAGCGTCGGCGGCCGCGAACGCGATGCAGACGTTCGGTCTGCGCGCGCGCGACACCACGAAGATCGCCGACCAGTTCGCCAACGCGGCGAACCTCACGACCGCCGACGTCGGCGACTTCGCGCTCGCGATGAGCCAGGGCGGCGCGGCGGCGAAGCTCGCCGGGCTCACGTTCTCCGACACGACGCTCGTCCTGACCGAGCTCGCGCGGATCGGCATCAAGGGCAGCGACGCCGGCACATCGCTGAAGTCCGCGTTCCTGCAGCTCGCCGCGCCGACGGATCAAGCGGCGGAGACGCTGAAGAAGTACAACCTCACGTTCTTCGACCACAACGGCAAGGTCAGGGACGCCGCGGACATCAGCGAGATGCTCCGCGATCGCCTGGGGAAGCTGTCCAACCAGCAGCAGATCCAGGTGCTGAAGAGCATCGCCGGCACCGACGGGTTCCGCACCCTGGCCGCGATGATGAAGGTCTCCGGCAAGGAGGCCGACAGCCTGTCCCGCCAGCTCGGGAAGGCGGGGTCCGCAGCCGAGACCGCTGCCGCGAAGCAGAGCGGCCTGCAGGGCTCGCTGAACCGACTGAAGGCCGGCGCGCAGGAGCTCGGCATCCGGATGGGCGAGCGCCTCGCGCCGTACATCGACCGGGCGGCGGTGTCCCTGACGAAGCTGGCGCAGGACCCGGCCGTCATCGACCGGCTGACCGCTGTGGCCAGCGTCCTCGGCGAGGTCGCCGGACACGCCGCCAGCGCCGCGGTCGCCGTCGCGAAGTTCGCGGCCGACCACCCCGAGATCCTGAAGCTCGCCGCCGCGCTCGTCGCCGTCGCGGCCGGCGCGAAGGCGATCTCGTTCGCCGGCCAGATCACCGGGATCACGAAGCTCATCGGGCTCACCCGGACCTACGCCGCCACGCAGGCCGCAGCGAACGCCGCCGCGGCCGGCGGCGGGGTCGCCGCGGGAGCGGCAGCG